CGGATATTCTGTTGGTCACGGTCATACCATCATGGGAAGATGGCATTATTGTCTGCCGTATGTACAGATGCGGTTAGTGGCCACGCTTCACCACAAAAAAACCGCCAAGTGGCGGTTTTTTATTTTGTGTTCATTGGTTGGGGAATTTATGGTGCAACCATGCCAGTACGGCCAGCTGGTCTTCGGTTTTGGCACGTCGTAATTGCACCAGCAGTTTGTGTGCGCTGGGACGATCAAGGGTCAGGTTAGCCGCCCCTTCGTTACATACTGAGCATAGGGCACGCAGGTTGGACGGGTCATCACTGCCCCCTTGGCTTTTGTCAATAATGTGACCGATATGCAGCCGGGTCTTTGTACCTTTTCTGTATGGATGTTCTTCACCGGCAACTGCACCGCACATTTGGCAGGTAAAGCCGTTGCGGTCAAGCACAAATGCCCGTACCTCTTTGGATATATCACGGGCAAAGGCGGGCTGTGGTTTTGGGGTTTCCAGAATGTACTGTCCCGGTTTCAGGTCGCTTCTGTCGTTGTGTGTCTGGATAGCGTAACCTTCTTCATCGCGCAATTCGCGTACACGGCGCGCCCATTCGCTGATGTTGCCAGCAACGGCTTTCAATTCGTTGCCGTCCATGATTCGCCCGATATTGGCGAGAAAGTGCTCTCTCAGTTTTGCTCGTGCACCGATTCTTTTTGCCATTGCTGTACATCCAATAATGGTTTCGCTGTTAACGCCCGATAAATTTGTCTGGCTACCGCACAGGCAACTGGTGGCGGAAAGGCATTTCCCACCTGTCGATAGGCGGCAGTCTTGCGTCCGGTGAAATGCCAGTCTGCGGGAAATCCCTGTAATTTCGCCACCATTGGTACTGTCAGACGTGGCATTCCACAAAAATCACGGGGGGGCGGTTGTTCGGCAATGGAACGACCATCAACTCCCAGTCCTGCCCATGCCCGCTTGGCTCGCGTCGGGCCGAGATCGGGACCACCATGTTTTTTTGATCCGCCAACGATGGTCGGGGCGATGTCATCCGCTGATGTGGCCCATTCTTCGGCACCACGCCAGCCGTTTGCCGCCATCATCGGCAGTAACGCTGTGCCCACACAGGGAGGATTGTCAGCTTTAACTTCCGGCCACATGAAATGCACAGCGTATTGCGGTTGCAAAGCGACGATAACTACTCGTGGGCGTAATTGCGGTACACCGTAATCCGAAGCATTGAGCAGCCGCCATTGGCACACGTAACCCAAGGCTTCCAGTTGGTGTTTCAGCTTGTTGCGGTAATCTTCAAAAACGGCGTCCAGAAATCCGCGTACGTTTTCCAGCATGACGGCTTTGGGGCGCATGAAATCAATCAGGCGTAATGCCTCACCAAACAGGTTGCGCTCGTCGTCTTCCCCCAACTGTTTGCCGGCTCGGGAAAAAGGCGGACATGGTACGCCACCGGCAAACAAATCCAGTGCGGGGTAGCCCATGCCGCTAAATTCATGTACGTCCTGTTCCAAAACCCGCCAATGTGGACGGTTATGGCGCAGCGTGGCGCAACAGGCAGCATCTATTTCCACCAGTGCCAGCGGCTCAAATCCCGCCATTTCCAGTCCTAATGCCTGTCCACCGGCACCGGCGCATATTTCAATACAGTTCAATTTTTTCACGCGGTTTCCTGTGTCTTTCTACCATTTAAGGTAATTATGGGATCCTATTTTATTTGGGTGGATTGCAATAAAAAAGCGTATCGCAGTATGTAAAGGTTCTCTGGCATCTGTCATGTCTGCGATACGCTATTTTGTTGGCTGATAGTCGTACATGACGCTGTCGCGACACTCACCGCTTGTCGCGTCTGCCTCAAACCCGGCAGCGGGTTGCCAACTAGTCGTATTGGGTGAAGCGGTAGGCGCTGGGTTTGTCGGCGGGTTTGATGGCGGTGCCGGATAATCCCGCTTTCCACCAGTCGTCGCTCATCCAGTCCTGGTTGCCGTCGCTTTGCAGTACGCCGTGGTAGATGTTGAGCTCGCCGTCCTTGCCGGTGATGCGGTCACGGCCATCAAGACGGAGTTCCAGGTCAAGGCGTTGCAAGGTATCGGCGTCAATCTGGTAGCCCTTGCTGCCTTTGGTCTTGTAGCTGACTTTCAACTCGTCGCCTTTGCTGACCGTTGCCTTGCTGGTAAAACGGAACATCCCCATGCGGTAATTGACTTCGTAGTGGTCGGCGGGAACGGGGGTGCCGGCACCGCTACCACTCTTGATGGTAAAGCCGGTCGGATCGATGTCGCTTTTTTCGAGCGCGATCCAGCCATCGAGGGCGGCGGTGTGCGCTTCGTCGCTGACAGTCTGTGGTGCGGTAGGCAGATCAACCGCCTCGCCCATCAGCATCCGCGCCAAGCCAAGACGGTCGAAGGTGTTAAATTCAAGTTTGATTTTGGTTGCCCCCGGCTTGGTGACGCTATCAAGTGCCTGGCCGTAGTCATATTTGCCGGTCGAGGTGAGGTCGTCGCTGGAGTTGTCCTTGCTAAATGACAGGGCGCTGACGTTGCCCAGTTTTTGGAAGGTGTCGCTGCTGCCGAATTTGCGGCCGTAGAGGTCGCCGGAGTAACGGCGCCCGCGCAGTTCTTGGATGGCTTCTGGCATGGTTTGAGTCCTTAGTTGGCGTCGCCGAGACTGGCGACAGTGGTTACAAAGCGCAACGGAAACAGGGCGTAGCCGTCGCGGTAGTCGATAGGCAGGGCGGCGCGCTGCACAAAAGGAGAGGCAGTGAGGGCGCGTCCTTCTGTGTCTTGCGGGTCAAAGCCCTGAATGGCGCGGGTGATGGCGGTCCAGGTCTCACCCACCCCGGCGGCGCGATAAGGCACCCGTGAAGGGGTGTAGTCACGCTTGACCAGGATCAGCGAAAAGCCGATTTCCACGGTTTGCTCGCGCCCGCCCCCGTTACTTGTGGTTGGTGTCATGGCGTCGAGGATGACGTACACCACATTGTCGAGCGGAACGATTTTCCGCCCGTCGCCCAGCTCGCCCATGTTGCGGGCTTCAATCACTTTCGCCACGCCCGGCACGTCGGCCAGGCGCTTGAGCAGGGCGTCGTAGCAGATTAAAAAGTTGTCGTGCCATGCGGGTTTCATAGTTCACCTGCCACGTATTGGCGGATAAATTCGGTAATCGTCACCTCGTCTGCGGCGGAAACGCCAAGGAAGGGACGCGCCGGCAGTCCGGGATGGTGGACGTGCTTCACTGCCACCCGTCCGCCCGGCATCAGGAAAGACAGTGCTTTGGCGGCGCGTGGTTCAATGGTGTAGGGGTCGGTACCGAGCTGGTGATAGACGCCGTAATGGCGGTCGGTGCCAATCGCCACACTTTGGCTGGTGGCAAAGTAGGTAATGGATTTACGCAGGTCGCCCCGGTCAGAGAGGATACCGCCACGCATACGCACCTGACCGCCGCGCCCCGCCGTGGATTTGGCGAAGGTAGTCGAGTCTTTCAATGGCTGCCACGGGGTGCCGTCCGGGGCGGTTTCCGTCTCAAAACGCGCACGGGTACTGCTTTCCAGTGCCATGCCGATGTTTTCCATCAGCGGTGTTAAATCGTGGTTAAGCCGGGCGTAAAGCGCCTGTAAATGGGCTTGCAGCGGTGCAAAATCGTGGGAGATGACAAGTTGCATTTCAGTTGGCCCAGGGTTTTGCCGGCAGTTCGTTCGGGCGCACCGCGACCGACGGCAGTGGTTGCGCCGGGGTGGTATCTCCCATCCCAGTCAGCATTTCCGGGTGCTTCATCACTTCTTTCAGCCAGGCGATGGCTTGCAGGTAGCGCTCTTTGACGATGCCGGTGGCACCGTCTTCGTGCAGGTAGTAACGCGCAATGTCACAGGCTTTGATGATGAGCGCCTTGGGCGGGGTGATGCCGACCAGCCCGACCGGCGCGAGGTAGCTGTTGACTTCAGCCTCGGCGTCGGCAATGGCGCGTCCGACCACGGCGTGGTCAATAACGGCATGGGCCTCGCGGTCGGTGAGGTTTTGCAGCTCGTCCGCTCCGAAGCGGTCGATGAGGTCGGCAACACCTATCATGCCTTGACCTTGACGGTGGCGACGAGTTCGGGGCGCAGTACCAAAGGCAGCGGGTTGCTTTGCGCTTCCAGTTCCCAGCCCTTGTCGAATTTCATCGCGGTGCGCTTGGCGTAGTAGGCCTGCGCTTTGGTGTTGACTGTCTCCGAATAGTTGGCCGGGGCGAAGTATTCGGCGAAGGTGGTACGAGTACCGAGTGGCAGCAGGATGGCCTCGCCGTCCTTGATTTTGACGCCGTTGCCAAAGTCGTAGTCATACTGGACAAAGCGGATGTTCTTGTGGGCAAATTCCACGCTGGTATCGCCTTCGCGATAGGCTTTGCCGTCCTGGTAGCGGATGTAGAGCGGCTCGATGGATTTGTGATACACCAGCGCCTGCATGAATTCCGGCGAGCAGAGGCAGAGCCAGCCGTTGACCATTTCGCCGAGGTAGTTCTTGCGCAATGCCGTCATGCTCTCGTCGATTTTCTTGCCGACTTTGGTGGCATCGTTGTCCAAATCCCAGACAAATTCCTTACGTGTCAGGTCGAAGGTGCTGTAGATATCCAACAGGGCGGTGGTGCCGTCCTTGTTGAGGATTTTTCCCTGCAAGGCACCGAGCATCAAAAATTCACGGGTCATTTCGATGTCGGCTTTCATGCGCGCCAGCTTGTCGTTGACGACAGACACCACGGTCGTGGCCTTGTCGCCGCCAAACTCGCGCAGATTTTGCACGTCATCGGCCATCACCACGTCGTTTTTCGGCAGGTGCAGCAGGTCAATGTTTTGCACGCTGCGCGTCTCCGGAGCGAGCGGCTCACCGGCGCTGTTACGCGGTACGGCTTTGACCAGGGTCAGCACACCGCGCTTGTTTTCGACGCGGACGTAGGTGGTGGTGAGGTAGTTCGGGGTAAAGAGGTTGAGGCTGCGGATGATGGTCGGCGTGGCCGGCAGGCGGTTGATAGCCTGCGTCAGTGGCACGACGCCGAATTGGCTGCTGTTTAGGTTCATGGATTGTCCTTGTTACGATTACGGTTTGGGGGCGCCGATATAAGCGATGCCGTAAGGGTCGCCCATGCTTTTCAGTTCAACCACGGTGAGCGCCACATCAGCGCCGCCGCCCTTCGGCTTGATTTTGGCGGCGGTGATGTCCGCCTTGTTGACGGCGGCCAGGTCGATAACGCAGTTCCAGGGCTGCACGACAACTTCGCCGTTGACTTCATCGGTGAGCGCGATCAGGTAATGGCTGTCGCCGCGTGGCGCGTATTTGACGAGCTGCCCGGCTTTGGTGCCTTTTTCTGCTGCAACCGCGACACGGGACAGGGTGAGTGCTTCGCCTTTGAGCAGGTCGCCTATCGCGGCGCCCAGGGTTTCTTTGGGCATGTGGCCTCCTTAGATGTAGTGGTCTTGGTCTTTACGGCGTGCGTCGGCGTCGGCCAGCAAGGGGTTGTTGGCGAGCTGGATGTCCGTTGGGTTTGTCGTGGCGGCGGGCGGGGTCTGCTCACGTGCGAGCCAGGCACCGTTCTCGGCGTCATGCGCCAGCTTCAAGTCGGCAATCATCGCCTTGGCGTCTTCTGGCTTGGCGGCGAGCAGCACCGCGTGGGTGGCAGCCGAGAGACCGCGCCAGCTTTTGCCGTCTTCGCTACGCAGATAGCCGGCAGCGGCGAGTTGGGCATCTACATCGGCGGCGCGCTTTTCGCCTTCGAGGGTCTCGTTGGCTTTTTGCAGTTCGCTCTTTTCGTTTTCCAGCGTGCTGATTTTGGCTTCCAGTTCCTGGATTTTGGCCAGGGCTTCTTCGAGGGTCATCGTGTTTCCTGTGTTGTTGGTGGGAGATGCGGGATTGGCACCGTCGTCGCCGAGGATGACGGCCGACGTCGCGTCGTCCACCCCGGTCGGGGTAAAGCTGACTTCGCGGATGGTGTTGGCGCGCAGGATGGCAAGGGGGCCGGTGACGGTATGGCCGTTAACGGTGGCGTTCGCTCCGGCGGCGAGCTGCTCAACCCGGCCGGGGACGACGTGTGCTGAAAGTTCCCAGGGGAAGCCCTCGTCAGCATCGGCAGCGACCTGTTTGCCATGCTCGTTACTGAGCAGGGTGCCGCTGATTTCGAGGCCGCGCGCGGTTACAGACAAATGTCCCACCCCGGCGCGGCGGGCACGGTCGTGTTCGATCAGGGCGGGAATGTCGCTCTTATGGCTGATGCCGGCAAGATCAATGACGGTACGCTGCCCCTTGTAGATAAAGGGCTGCCCCGAATTGGCAACGCCGGCAAAGCTGCGCGGGGTGTTGTCTGCGGCGGCGGCAAGGGTGACGCTGCCGAGGGCAAGGTGGTAGGTCGTAATGTGCATGGTGTCCCCGGTTGGATGGATGACGCCATTGTCGCGGACACGAAAAAAGCCGGTCAGTTGATCGGCTTCAGTGGATTGGGTTGTCGGGGAATGCGGGGGCATCATGGCGGGCGGGGCGCATACCGATTTAAAACCCGTTTAATTCGATTTAAATCCGTTTAAAAAATTACGGGTGGCACTACCTTGTGCCTTTGCCTCGCAAACGCCACAGAGGGGCATTCAGGCGGCGTTTGGTTTAATACGTCATCCCCGCTGGCGGATTGGGAATGCCGCGAATCCTAATCATGATTTCATGGTCAGCCGGTAGGATGTCATAGCCCGCATAAAGCAGGGCTGCGATCAAGTCGTTATCGTAGAGTTCCGGATGCGTCACCGGTCCATTAATGCCGGGCGGCAGGACGCCATTATCAATACCGTCGGCAACCGCACGGGCAGCGGCGGCCTCAACCCGGGCGACGGCCTGCGGGTCACCCTCGAAACGCCCCTCAACAAAGCCGAGACGCGGCCAAAAAAATACCAATCGCGTCCAGCGCACGGTACCGATGGGGGCGCCATCCCTGCTCAGGATAAATTCGTCAATGATGGTTTTGCTTTCCGTTTTTTTCATGGGGTGTACCTCACTAACAGCGCCAGCCCGAAATGCAAAAAATCCGGCTTGGCCGCGAGTTCGGCGAATTTGCGCGGGTCACCACCGAGCAGCGCCTCAAAGGTCATGCTCATCATCTCGCGCGGCTGCGGGTCATTTTCGTCGCCGTACATTCTGCCATAGTAGGGGCTGGGGAAATCATCCCGTTTGCCCCGTTCGTAGTCTTCATATTGATTGTTGCCGGTCATGGCAATCATGCTTTGCACCGTTTCTCCGGCGGTGCGCTCCCGCCACAGACGGGCGAAGTGTCCATCCAGTTCCGGCATGGCCTGCTGCAAGCGGTGGGCAAATTCGTGAATGTGGGTGGAGATGATGTAGCGCTTGCTGCCAAAGCTCAGGTTGTTCTTGATCAGGCCGTCGCCCTGCTGCAAGGTGGGATTTCTGCCTTTGCATGCCCAGCGGAATTGTTCATATTCCTTATCGTCCCATAGCGGCAGGGCTTTTTTTCGCATCGCGGCAATAAAAGCAGCGGCATCATCCGGTGTCAGGTGCCAGGCGCGATGGATGCCGTCTTCTACCAGTACCCGGCCCATTTTGTTGGAGGCATCCACCCACGCTTTGGGATAGCACTTCAGGCTTTCTATCAGTTCTTCGGCAGTTTCTGCCCTGCTGCTGTATGCGGTTACTTCGCCGTCGATGACAACGCCCTCGCGTTTCATGATTTCGAGGATGCCGAGGTGGGGTTCTTTTTTGTTGATGTAGTCATCCATCAAATCTTTGTAACGTGTGTAAAGCCGCTCACCTTCACGGATGATGCTGATGCTGTCGGTGAAGTGCCCGCCCGCCGTTGGCGGGGAAGCATACAGTGCGTCCAGTTCGTCTTTCAGCTTTTGGGCAAACGGTGCGCCGTGTTTTTCTTCTGCCAGTTGCAAGAGCGCACCGAGACGGTCACCGGGGTTGTGGGCAAAGGACGGGTCAACGCCCTCCGGGTAGTGTTCGACTTCGCCGGTGCGGGTATTGATGTGTTCGACGTCTTCGAGTTGCGGCGAGGGGGAGATGCCTTCTTTTTCCGCCTGCGCCCTGGTCAGGGCGCGCACGTTGCAGCGGCAACCCCAGCCGTTGGGCGGCATATGTGTCTGCCAGAAAGGGTCATCCACCGGCAGGATCATGCCGTAAAAGCGGCGGTGCTCTTCGCGCGGGAAGGCAGCGTCCGAGGGGATGTATTTGAGGTAGGGAAAGGCTTTTTTGTTGCGCTCAATGCGTGCCCATTGCCCGGCAGCGTAGGCGCTGTGCAGGTTGGTATGGTAGATAGTGCGCAGGCGGCGGGTCGAGCCCAGCTGTACCAGTTTGATTTCGCCGTCTTGCGGATCACCCATCAGCTGCTTGCCCCACCAGCCGCGCGCCATCAGGTAGGGCTTCAGCCGCGCCTTGAAGGTGGCGAAGTCGGTACCCTGGGCGAGCGCGTCCTGCAAGGCCTTTTGGGTTTCAGCCAGCATGTCTTCGTCCATCATTTTTGCCACAGTAAAGGCAATGGCATGTTCTTCGGCGGTGCTGTCCTGCCAGGCGAAGGTAGGGCGCAGCACCTTGCGGTCAAAATGCGACTGCGCTTCGCGGTTCGGCAGGCGGGCGGGATGGGGGGTTACGCCGGCCATGTTGGCGCTCCATTTTCTCCTGCGACGCGGGCGGCCTGCATTTTGCGGGCGAGGTCATCCACCATACCACCGTCGGGCAGTATCAGTCCCGCCAGTGCTTTTTCAAAGGCCGCGTAGTCATCAGCCTGTTCGAGCGTGCTCAGGATGGCGTTGATTTTCGGTGCCAGGATGCGTCTGTCGTGGGCAAGGTCGTCGCTACCCGCCGTGTGACCGTAGCTGTTCCCCGCGTCCTGCGACAGGTGCAGCGACGCCGGTGTGGCGGGCGTCTGTCCCGCCAGCTCAATGTGGTCGTCTTCGTAGCCGAGGATGTCGGTGTAGTATTTTTTGGTAAAGGGAATCGAACCCATGAAAATATCCGTTTTATTTCACTGTATTACATGAAGGGTGCTTTGTAGATACCAACAAAAAT